CTTGTGCTTTACCGTTTTTCCATATAAACACTCTCATTTCAGACATAAGTCTTTTAGATTGTATAGTAACTCCATGGTCTCTTATGTATTCTATCATCTTAGCTATCACCAAAGGTCTAGTTCTGGCCGACATAGTAAACCCAGGTACTAACCTATCTCTTTCATACTTATGCATATACGACTCTACTGATTCCATTTGAGCAGTTGAGCTATAGTATATGTTCTTATATTCTCTTTCTAGCAACTGTTCTATAGTCGCCCATCCGATATTAGCATTTTCACATACAAGTAAGGCATCATTGTATTCTGATGCTATACCTACTAGTACGTTGCCAAAGTCTTTAGGTGAAAGTTTACCTTTGTATTCAGCTACCTGTACACATTGGTCAATATCAAATACATGGAAGGCAGAGTAATCTGTTGAGTCCCCTCTAGCCACATCGGCTACTACCATATAATCTTTTCTGTAGTCTACACCTTCCCATACCCATAAGTTGCCGTCTACCCCTCTTCTTTCAAGAGGTTCTTTTTCATAAGTTTCTTCATAGAAAGTCATATCCTCTGGTTCGAATACTGTATCACCGGAAGCTAAGAAATCACAATCACACTCTTGACCTGCCATTCTAGGGCCTAGGTCTGAGTCTTGTTGATCTCTCCATTTTTGATCTCTTTCAGGATGTACTGTCCATGGTAATCTGATAGGTAGAAAACTATTTTCTCTTGATTCAGCTTTTTCCCATGTTTGATGGAACCAGTTACCAACACCGTTAGGAGTTGATAATGCCATACATTGACCACCAGTAGCTAGAGTTTGTTGTGCTGCAGTAAACGTTTCATCTACGTTCTCTATAAATGCAGCCTCATCCATTAAAAGTAGTGATACCGCTTCTGATCTTGCAGCATCTGGTGAAGATGATTTAGCTGTTATTTTAGATCCGTTTTTTAATCTTAAAGATAATTTATTCTTCTCAGTAGATGCTAGTCTTAACCATTTAGGTAGTTGATCATACATAAAGATAACTTTGGTTACTAGGTTTCTAGCAGTTGCTTGAGTAGTAGCCAAAGCAAGAACGTTTTTATCTTTATGAAATAGCATTAACCATAAACTGTATGCTGAAGCTAGGGTTGAGATACCTAACTGTCTAGACTTAAGAGTAATAATATACTGTTCGTCTTTAAATAGGTTAAGAATTTTATCTTGAAATGGGTATAGATTAAATAAGATCCTACCCCTAGTAGGGTGTTGAATGTGGCAGTACTTTCTCATAAAGTACGCTGGATCTTTAGCACACTTGATATACTCTTGTGCTATTATTTTTTTTATATCTCTGCTCATAACTTTTATTTACCCAAATAAGGCCATATAATTCACCTTAACCTCACCTGCAGATATAGAAACCTTATCTAGTAAGTCTACATCTAATTTATCTTCAGTTACGTGAAAGAAGTGAATATCTCCATTGCTTAAAGTTGATGCTATATAATTTCCAAACCCTGGTTTAATTTTAAATTTCTCCTTTGCGATTCTTCCTAATGTCTTGGAAGCAGCTTCTCTAGGTCCTTCCGGATTTTCTAATACTCTATCAACCATTTCTATTTTTTCTTTTAAAGAACGTATAAAGTCAAACTGGCTAGCTGCATCTAATAAACCTGGAGCATTTTTTACTTTGAAGAAAAATTCAAAAGCTTCAATTAATTCCTTTTTTGTAAAGCTAGTAGGTCTAATAATTTTCTTCTCTGATTCCATGTTAAGTACTGAGCTCAACGCCTGGATACCGAACACTACTGTTAGCAGTACTAAGTTGGTTTTTTGACTCCCAAATTTACCTAGTACAATTTTACCATTATGAGATTTATATGCTTTAACTTCTGCTTTTATTGAACCAATTGTAAGATCGGGTTCAGACCCTCCTCTGTTATCATAACAGTCTACGGGATTTTTTTGATATTGGAATAACCAGTATAAAGCTAATTCACCAGGACCTACAGTTTGGTCGCCAGCATTCATAGTAAACATTTTTTTATACGTAGCTAAATCGTCTGGATGTACTTTCATATCTCCAGAGCCTTGAGGTTGTTTATAAGTCCCTTTAGCTTGAGGAATAACCTCAAAACCATTTTCTTTAAAATACTTGTCATACCCAGGAGCTTGTTCTACAATAACAAAATCTTTACTTAAATCAGATATAATTCCATCTAATATAGCTTTATCTTTAGGGTTATTTATATCCGGTACACCTGATTCTGTTCTCCAGGCCCATTCAGTATAGAGTTTATCAGTAATATTCATATTATTATACTCTAGTTATACTTCTAATATAGATTTTAAAGCATCTTCTGCACTAGTTCCAGGTTGTTCGTCCATAAGTGCGATTGCATCTCTGGCAATATCAATCACTTTTTGCTCTTGTTTAGCGTTAGGTCCCATACTGACTTTTAATATACCAGCACGTTTTGAATCATATTCTTTTTTTCTATTTGATAGCCTATCGGCTGCATCTTTAGGTGCAGGTGTGTTTTGCATTCTTTTTAAAAGATCAGGATCTATTTCGTTAACTAGATTTCTATTTTCGATTAAGAATTTTTTAAGGTCAAATGTATTTTTCATATTATTATTATTATTATGCTTCTGGTTCTTCTCCTGCTTCGAAGTCTACAGGTTCATCAGATAAGTCTGCTGGTTCGGCTGCTGGTTCATCTCCTAAGTCGTCTGCTCCACCTGTATCAGCTCCACCTTCTCCTCCAGGAAAGTCTCCACCTCCTGTATCTGCATCTCCTATATCTGCTCCATCTGCCGGTTCTTCTCCAGCTCCTTTCATAGGTGCTTCTTTATATAGTAATGCAAGTTTATCTAAAGCTTGTTGGTATTCATCTATTTTAGATAATAAATACCTTTTACCCATAATCTGAGCTTCGAATGTTTTACCGGTCCATTTTAAAATATAATCTTGACCATTTTTTAAATTAACTCTAAATGAAGTCGGTCTAGGCGATATCCAATCTATTGAGTCAACAAACTCTTTGAAATCGTCAGTCTGTAGTTTAACTATAGCTGCTTTTACAGTAGGGAATTTACCTAGTATAACATCTGTAGAATCTTCTAATACAGTCTCTTCTGGTGCTGATGTGTCTGGTTCTTCTTCTGGTGTTGGTTCCTCATCTTCTACTTCATCTAATAAAGACTCATTTAACGATTCGTATTCATCTAAATTATGATCGATTACAGTTATACCTAAGAATCCAAATTCCTCTAATATATCGTTTGCTATTGCTTCATCTTTAAAATAAAATACATTAGGATCATTAACGTCAAACTCTCCTTTATATTTATCGTCTAAATGAGCAAGGGCGTATCTTGCATCTCTTATAGTAGTCTTAATATAGTACATACCTTTAGGAGCTTCTGTTAACTTGTGTTCAAGTTCTGTTAAAACCTCTGTGTATGCTTCTAATATTAGATTATTTAGGTCTTTTTTATTCATTTTTATTCTTTTTCTGCTTTAGTTGCATGAATAGCTTTTCTTTGAGCATCTGATTTGTATTTGCCTTCTTCAAAATAATCTTGTTTGATAGTATCTAACTCTATACCGTATTCATCTGCTAAAGCCATAATAATTTCAGCTGCTTCTATAGGTGTTGTTTCTCCAGAATCTATAGCTCTTTGTCTAATTATAGCATGAATGTCTTCCATATCTCCTCTACCTTCATCTAATTCTTGGTCTTTTCCTATATTAGAAACATCTTGATCTAACATATCTTCAAGTTTTCTTTTTTTAGCAGTAAGATCTTTTAATTGATCAACTACAGATTTATCACCTGCTTTATACTGTTTAGCAAGTTCTTTCATTTTATTAACTAAAAGATCGTAAGCTTTTTTCGTTTTACCAACTCCTTCATCTACTTTTCCTTTTCCTCCACAGTGTGGACAATCATCAGGACAACCACAGCTTCCATTTACTATTGGATTACCACAGCATGAACATATATCTTCTCCTTCTTTAACAAACCTACTACTATTACTAGCAAAATGTGTATGCATCTCATCATTGAACTCTTGAAGTTCTGCATCATCCATATAAGGGTAGATTTTTTCTCTTAGGTAGTTAATAATATCTCTAGCATTTTTATATCCCATACCTACATTATCATCAGCATCTCCTATTTCATTTTCACTAACATTTTCTAATGCTAATTTATCAATAATAGGTTGCTTCTCTTCTGAGTCTAAGTAGTGAAAAGCTGCAGATAGGTAATCTCTAGCTAATATTAATTTCTTTTGCCACCAGTGTGGAAAATCAACTTCACCGTCAAAGTTATCATATTTATGTAATTTTTTATAAAGCTTGGCGGCATAGGTAGCTGTCTCCATAGCTGAAGATTTTAGCATGTCTGGTTCATCGTCTTGGTGTCCTACATCTACATCCTCTTCTTCTTTAATCTTAAAATTATTTTTCATAGCCTCTCTTTCTTCATCACTAAGTTTAATGTACTCTCCTTTTTCTGGGTAATGGTTTCGGCCGTAATCGTCTTTTTCTCCTTCACCTTCTTTTTTAGATAGTGCTGCTTTTATACTATC